AAGTGGCAACCCCCAAGTTGCTAGCTGACTTGCTTTATTATAAGTATGATTTAAACTTGTGAAATCTATGTCCGTTAATTCATTATCGCCTAATGATTTTATAAAGTCTCCAACCCTTCCAACTATTACGCACTCATAGACAATATCATCATTATCTAAAATATTAATTTGCTTGAGTTGTAAATATCCATCGAGGTTGATTTCACCATCAACTAAATAGACTACATCTGTTTTTAAATTAGGATTAAAAGTTTGAAGATCTAAATTGACCTCAAAAATATATTCGAATATTTTATTAATCTTTTTTGATCCAGGCAGTTTAATAGTCTTTGAATAATCTGACTTACGTTGGTCAGGTTTTGCTATGTCAGCAATATTAAAAGTCAAAGACGGATTTAAACTCTGTAATAATTCAACCCTTTGATTTCCGATATATAACTCTTCTTTTTGCATCTAATATCTTTGTCTATAATTATCAATCCCAAGTTCAAGTGTAATTTCTAAATTAAATACATTATCAACTGTACTCAATTTCTGCTCCCAATCGCCTTCAATATTCTGTACTGTAATTCTCTGCCCATTATCATATAAATAGATTTCAGGACTTTCAATCATTTCAAGTAGCCAATTAAAAGTAGCTACATCTACCCAATCAGATGTTAGCTTCATTTTAGGTTTTGATTTCGTATAGTATTGAACTTTATGTCTATCTGCTAATGAATAGTCAATAACCCCACTTGTCATATTATCAGGGTTTTGTTTATAGAATTTTCGTTCTATTTTTTCTGAACTCCTATTTACTTTAGTGAAATTAAAACCATCGAAACCACCTAACGAGTTTAAAAATTCCAGTCTTTTAGTTTCGTACCTACATTCACTATCGATATTAAACCAAATTTCTTCGCTTGATTGTGTTGGCGTACTATCTTTTAAAATTATTTTATAACTTGTTTGAGTTGTAATTATAGGTTGTGCAGGTGTACCTACTATTTCACTTGAAGCTATATTATTAATTGTATTTGGTCCGCAAGGTATTTTTAACATTTTAACATCTGTCAAAGGCGTAGCATTATTATCAATCTGATGAATAGCACTCAATGTTCCTGCAGAGTCATATAAAAATAAATCAAAAGCAGATACTGAATTTGCGGCATTATCATATAAGAAATAAAGCCAACCTTCATCTGTTAATTCTACACTTTGATTGTCTGACTTATTGGCTCCTGATCCTTTAGGGCCATTAGTTAGAAATCGTCTAGTGTTTGAATTATTTGTAAATCTCTGATAATAGTTACTGACCTGCCAATCATAGAAATTGACTAGAGTTCCACGATGATTTGGTAAAGATCCATTATATACAATTACTGTTCTTATTTCTTGGTCAGGATCAGGAGTTAATACACCACCCACATCGTATTCTTCGCCTATTTTAATTGTAAATTCTTTATATGAATTAGGATTATTAGTAAAAGCATCAGCACTTGTAGTTGAGTTAATAGATCCCAAGTCTGTTTTAATATAGCTTTCACATACTCCGTGAACATCTGCCCTTCCATAAGTATTTGGATCAGCAGGAACTTTCAACCTTGCTATTAATGAAGCTCCATCATAAACATCGAACAGATACTTAAATCTTGAAATAGCAGTTGAACTGCTTTCAGCTACAAATTCAACAGGATTATAAACAGTCCTATAATCTTGAGGTTCGTAAGTTACATTTGTTATTGCCATAATTGTTTCATAATTCTATCTTGTTAATAATTCCTTCATACCTCTGACTATCACTTCACTTCCTGTTTTCCTTAATTCCAGGACAAACTTGCGTCTGATTTCACCGTTGTTAATATCCTCCATAACTCTATCAAAAAAAGGTCTTGGCTTCATACCTGATTTAAAGATTATTTGTTGTAAAGCATAGACATTCATTCTGTGTGTATTCGCCCAACCACTTAAAGATCTAATCGGTGGCTTTTTATCCTTATATGAATAAGGCGAGTTTGGAGCTTTAATAATCCAAGGTCGCCCTTTATTTGGTCCTGTCTTTATTAGATCCCCACTTTCAGCACTACCTTTTACACCTTTATTTTGATAATCGTAATAGTCAGCCATTATTAATTCAGCAGTAAAAATTTGACCGAAAAAAGTTACAGGCATAACAACGGATTGTCTTAAAACACTACTATAATTTAAACCTTCATTATCAATCTCTTGCTTTGTTTTTTCAATAATACGAATAGCTAGGTTATTCATTACATCGCCTAATGATTTTGGCTGCATAACAATCTCATCAGCTAAAATGAATTGATTGTCTGCTCCGATAGTTAAATTATGTGCCAAATAATCACCTGCCATATTTCATTTTTTGTAATTCGTCTCTTTGTATCTGCGCTTCCATCTTCTGTTTATCCTTATAATAACAACAGATATTTAATGCTTTTATAACTTCCCAATTTAAAATCTCATCCCATTTATCAACCCTGGAATTTGTCAAGGCATCTATTAATGACCACCAACCCCAATTGTCTCCAAATCCTTGTTTATTCTCATTTCCGTCATTACTTTCTTTATCATCTTGTCTGCTTTCTTGTTCAAAGAAGTTTTTATAATTTCCATTAAATTTGGATAGCGACTGCAAAAAAAAACAGCTATTGGATATGCGTCTGCTATACTCATATCTGTATAGAAGTTGTTAGCAGTTTCCCTTATTAAATCATTAGTGACTTTTGAAGATCTCCAGTAAAATCCAAACCTTCGTTCTACAGGTCTACAAATTATAGTTAGGATTTTATGTAGGTTTTCAAATAATATGTTTTCATTATTATTCGCCTTTTCCATTATTTCCATTACTGAAATATACTCGCCAAACAATAAATTTTTAGGATCTAACTTCCATTCGTACCATTGGTTTTTAATTTTTATCCTCTTTTTTCTTGTTTCTTTAGGCATATCAGTATTAAGAAAAGACATCTTGTTTATCAACTTATTATAATCAGTTAATGAAACATCTTTTATTACTTCCTTTTTTTCGCCTGTAAGAACACAGAGAATATTAATAATTTTTGTAATTGGCTCCTGTTCAGTTTCCAAAACAGGTCGGAGCTTCATATACATTTCTAATGTTATATCGTTCCAGGACGTAGGTATAGTTATATTCATATCTTAATATATGTGAAATAAATTGAAATTAACATCATATACATAAATATATTTTATATGCAAATTATTTTAGGTATAAAAAAGGCGAAAAAAGGCGAAGAAAGTTCACCTTGCTTAAATAATATATTTATTTACCTAAAGTATAGATAAAAAAAAAGCTAGAAATTAATCTAGCTTTTTAAAAAGAGAGAGGGGTTTAAGTATCAGGTTTGATTTCCAAGTAGGTTAGGTTATCTCCCCTTTCCTGTCCTCTCCCTCTCTCTCTATTTTAGAAAAAGATTAGAGTTTATCTCTCTATTTTAAGATAAGGGGTTTTGGTGGATTTTTTAAAGACCTTTTTTCTTCAGATGTCTTAACTGGACCCCCCTCTTATCTCTCTCTCTATACTTATTATACGGAAAATGTATAGCAAAAGTTACACTTTTTTATAACTTTCTTTAAGTTTCTTTATATTATTGACTTCGTCCTCTATCAGTTCAAGTGTGATTTCTTCTTGCTTTCTTCGTTCCTTTAAAGCTAATGTCATTAATGTAGGTATCTCATTAAATAACATTTCTCCATTAATAACTATTAAATCATCTGTATCTGTATGTAAATAGATTTCACCATTATCAGACCATATTGTAAGAATGTCGTGAATATAAATATGCCTTTTAAGTTCGTTTATTTTTTCTTTTGTTTCGCTCATTATATAATATTTATAAAATTAATATACTCTTTACCATAATACTCTTTAGGATCTACTTGATTTCTGCCCTCTATGTCTAATGAAGCATCGTGAATAAAAACCCCTTCAAATTCAAATCCTGACTCTCTGTTATTAGTTTTTTCTAAAATAATATAACCATATATTTCACTTAATTTATCTAGTCTTGAGAGTTCGTGCCACTCTCTGCCTGATGAATATATTGAAGCAAAATCTCCTGTTTTAATTCCTATTAATTGCTGAATTTCAAGATAAGTATTATTTTCTTTGTCTACATCATCTAATTCAGGGTGGAAATTTATATAAGTATCTACAATGCTTTCAACTTCACTTTGGGTTGGATAGTATTTGATTGTACCTTGAAAAGTAATTTTTGGGTATATTATGTCTCTGTAATATTTAGCTATTTCAAGGGGTGTAGCTTTTAAAAAATAACTAACTGCCTTGTCATCCTTTTCAAAGTCATAATTGTAATAATCTATACAGAATTGTATTATCTCTGTTTCTACTTGAATGTATAGATCTTCAGTTGGTCCATTATCTTGATCTTCAAAGTCTTGACTGACTTCCATAAATCTATTAATAAAACCTTCAAATTTTTCATTAATTGCTTGCATATCTTTTATTTTATTGGTTTATATCTTATAAAGATAATATATTTTTATTAAAAAAGATATATTTTTTATATAGGTTTATAAACAATGAAGTGTTATATCTTATCTTTTATATCTTTTCTTATCTTATCTTAATGCTTAAGTATCGTTGAAGCTACCCTTAAGTAAGACTTAAGTACACTTGAATTGTGCTTAATTCCTGGAATTATCTAATGGCGTACCACCCTCTTTTATTCTCTTTTAAGTGGATTAAAGCTACATATCGTAGTCCGTCTAAAAGGTGGTTGAATTTATCTACAGGAACATTTAATTTGTTCCCGTTCTTATCTACTTGCCACTTATAGTTTTTAAACTCTTTTATCAAGTTAACTGATCCTGAAGTCAAGTTGAGCTTATATCGTTTTAAAATATCTATACCATTCTGAATACTATCTCGCCCTTTGGTAGCAGGTTTTGAATTAATTCCCATACGATAAAGTTCTTCGATTGATTTTGGCTCGGCACTGTCACAAATGACTTCATTCCTTTGAACTATTCCTTTTAACTTTTCAGCTACATCTTGGTTTGTAAGTCCTCGCTCATACATAACCTCATCTACATAGATATTATATTCATCTTTATAAACACCAACGACTGCTGTAGGATCTATCGAATAGCCAAAGTCTAGGCCATAGCTAATTAGCTTGGCTTTTCCAGGTACTTCATCAATGATTTTAAAGTTACTAAAAACACTATCTTGACCTGTACCCTGTAACCCTAATCCATAAACCCTCCAATAATTCTCGTCAATATCCTTTAATCTATATAGTTCATCTTTAATACTCTGTTCAAGAAAAGGGTTATCCATAAAGTTTGTACGATGAAATTCAGCATCATCTCTTGGAATAACTTTATCATAAATCCAATGATATTCATCAGCAGGGTTGTAATCAATAATAATTCTGCCTGTAGTTCTGAATATTAGTTGTTGCCAATCTTCATAGCTTAATTCATTAGCTTCATTAATAAATAGTAGATCCCTTTTACGACCTCTCACTTTCTGTGCTTGATCTAATGAAATAAACTCCACTAAATTACCATATAACCAATACTCTGAAGATGACCTGTTATGGCTATCAGGATCATAGATGTTGTTTGACCGAAGTATATCTATAAAGTCACGCATAACAGTCGCTCTAATCGCAGGAAATGTCTTGCGACATATAGTTATGACCTTGCCTGAATTTTGAGTACAATAAGCAGTAATAATCCACAATAATATATTGTAGGTTTTACCTGACCTTGCTCCACCTTGTTCAACGATAATTTTCTTATCTGATTTTAATAGGTGTCTAAAAACTTTATTCGTCTGTAGTGTCGCCCGTGTCAATGATCTCGATTTTAAAAGAAGTTGGTGAGCCATCAGCTCCAGTAATCTCTTGGCGTTCTACATAGCCACGCTTTTTGCCTTTTGTCTTTAAATAGAATATAGTAGCTGATGTATTGTTATCCATTATCTGTTCGTGCAATTTACTTTCAGCAAAGTCCAAAGCTATGTTTCCAATATCATCAACCTCTTTTTTAAAGTCCTCATCTTTATTATACCACTCGTAGAATGTAGATCTATTTACACCTGTTTGTTTACAGGCAGTAGTGATAACTCCTAAAGACTTTTCAAGAGCTTCAATCAATCTCTTTTTTAATATGTCCGATTTTGTTGGTTTTTCCATAATATATAATACTAAAAAACTTTCATAAGGTTGCTATTTCTTTTTATTATAGTTTTCATATAACTTCTTTAATGATTTGCTTTTAATCTTGTTTACTTTCTTTAGTTTAATGTTATGTTTCTTATTTTCAATTGCTTCCCAATCAATATCTGTTCTTCTTATTAAAGGGTGTTTAAAATGCTTTCGCCAACTAACATTATGATGAGGTCTATTGAACTTCCATACTACATCTACATAGTTTGGCCATACTTCTTTTAATGATTTTGATTTAACCCAAAATTTTTCTGTATCGTTATTATTATATAACAGGTCTTGGTTTCCGCCTTTCATTCCTGCAGTTGTACTTGTTTT